TCTCTCGTATACAGCACATCCAGGACATAGGCATACCCCTGGTAGACTCCTGCAACGATGCAAGCCAAGTAATCCTCCCCTGTATCCGCTGTATCCGTGTAGCTTATGACAGATTCAAACAGTGGCTTGCCCGTATCGTCCTTTGGTATCTGCTCGTACGTTTTAAATTCCTTGTACAAACGGCCCCTCTTATCCACTGGCTGTTGCCTGTAGTTAGCGTCGAAAATGGATTCGTCTAAGATATCCTCTAAATCCTCGTACATTTCTTCATCCAGGAGGGCAGGGCATAGCATTTCATTCGTTGCACCTTCCCGAACATCGTCACGGGCTGTCATTTTGAGTACAAACCATTCCTTATGACGTTTTCCACCCTTTGCTGTCGGATCTAGCAGCCTACCGCATATGTCCCGTTCTGCCCACCTGGTCATATTGACAATGCGAATACCGCCTTTCTCAAGACGGCTATTAAAGGTGGACGCGTACCAGGTCCATATGGTTTCTAACCTGCCCTCGTTAAAGGCCTCTGCTGCATCCTTAACCGGATCATCAACAATGGAGATGTTGCAACCCTTCCCCGTTACAGATCCGCCCACACCTGAACCCTTGTACGAGAAAAAGGACCCTTCAAGCGCCCATTTACCGTAAGAAGCATCGCCGCGCTTGATCTTCGTCCTAGGGAACACGTCTGCATATACTATTTCATGAGGATATGTCTTGTCCTCCTGGATGCCGTCCCGTGTGTATCGGCTAAAGTCCTGGGCCATGCTGTCGTTGTAGCTGCCTGTAATGATCTTGTTCAAAGGGTTACGCCCAAACGCCCATTTGCAGAAGTTTACCAGGGTACGGCTCTTTCCCGTCCGTGGCGGCATGTTGATTATCAACTTGGTGTAGATCCATTCTTGCTCCAGTCGGTCCCAATCAAACGCATTTATGAACCATTCAGGCGCGTGGTCCTCACATATCTCCCTGAAACCATCTGCGGTTAGCTTCTTTTCGTACAGAGCTTGCAGTACCCAGCACAGTATTTTCAGATGCCAGTTATCTTCCGTATAGAAGTCGGGGCTTTCAGTCTTGCAATATTGCCACAGGCTATAACGCGATTCGCGGATTCGCTTTTCCCGTATGAGCTGCATTTTCTTTTCGGTCGCCACCCTCTCCGGCGATTTAGTCGCTATAAGCCCTTCAATCATTCCGCTTTCCTCCCTTTAGCCTTCTTTTCTCTGCTTTGGGCCTCCAGTGCGGCTATTTCCTTCTCTATTTCCTCGTCGCTCATGTGGTCAAACTCTGTACCAGGAGCATTATGTTCAATGACCTGTTGTTTCTTGTACAACTTCGGTAGACGGTTTGCCAACATGAACATGGTCATTTGCGCGTTAGGCTCAATATAGGCATCTACTTCAACCACTCGCACACGGTCCACCTGTTTCCATGTCCCTTGGTCGTCGGGATTATCCTTATCCTTGAGCAATTCCCATTCCTTAACCTTCATGGCTTTGCGTATAGGAACAATTCCGCCTACGCATTGCTTAAAGGCTGCTGCTATCAATTCACCGTCTGAAATGTGTCTACCCGCGCGTAGGGCCTCTTTAAACTCAGGCTTCTGCGCTTGCCATTTATAAACGGTTGCTTCTGAAACTCCAAGAATGGCGGCTATTTCCTTGATCGTAGCCCCTTGCGTCGCCCACCCACGTACAGCCTCTAACTTGGAGTCCATCTGCGCAGTCTCCCACGCTCCTGTCCTCCCTGTCTTCTTCTTAGGCTGCTGCTTATTCTCTGTGGGCTTCTTTACTCCCTTACCCTTGGTTTTGCTTGTACTGGTTTTACTGGAGCCTCTAGTAGCCTTTACGGGCTTCTCCAGCGGTGCCGTTTCATCGTCTGGCTTTACCAGTACCTCCCTGGGCTTGCTGCCGTTGTATCTGCTTATAACTCCCCGCTGCTCCATCGTGTCAATGATGGCTGCTGCTTTTGTGTATCCGATCCTCATACGGCGTTGTAGTAGGCTTACACTTGCTTGCCTCGCTGCCCGTATGATCTCAAGTGCTTTGCTGTATTCCCCCTCGTCGATTACATACGGCATATCACCACCCCCTAAAATAAAATACGCGCCGCAAAGCCGCTGCTGGCCCCACGACGCGTTGCGCCTTATCGAAACAATCAGTTTACACACAATATATCAGCAATATGAAAAGGTGTACTCTAAACATAGTGCCTAAATATAGTGTCGTTACGTACATAGCTGTTTGCCGGGTTCCTCCGGTCATGTAATTGTCGTTGGATTATAAACAAATGCGCTCTGACCATAGAAAACCATGAATGTACTCATTACAGTGAATGTGTGCTATTATTTTTTCGGCTGTCTTCCAGCTCATTCAGTTGGCGTTATATCCTGTCTCTGTCGGAATGTCCGACTACGGCCCCATACATTCATCGGCAACCCTAGGTTATTGTCGATCTTTGTCGTCTGGCCCTATGAGTCTATCATACTGGCATGTTTCGCCAATTTCAAGCACAAATAAAAAAGGCCCCGAAGGGCCTTACACTACTTTATCACGTCGTTAGTTGGGTCAAAGTCTTCTGTAGTCGTCACAATCACAAAATCCCCGACATCATCCGTCATGAATCCTGCTATCCTGCATACATCCCCTTCGCTATCATAGGCGTATATCACTTCTTTGGGATTCATCTGCCTTAATAGCTCTATCAACTTCTCGGCCTCCATAATCTACCTCACCCCCTCCAATATAGCCGATGGCTATTATTCTAATGTAACTGTTATGTTCACATGCGTTATAGGAACCGGAACATTGAGGATAAGTCTTATTTCTTCCTCCTGTATCCTCTTTCGCCTGGAGGCTAGGAGTTTGGTTATCCCCCTTTTATAACTCTGTAGCCGTTGTAGACGTAGCCCGTGGCGCGTGGCGGGTAACCTTGCCTCGGCAGAAGACTTATTAACGTAGTATTGCACCCTCCTTTGTATATTTTGTATTGTGTCGGATCTTCCAACCCGACTATGTTTGTTATCGCTATCCATTTACGCTCCCTCAGCTTCCTGTATACGACTTTACCGCGCTTATGTAGGCCCAACGCCTTGTAGTCACGGTTCGATATCTTAACGAATCCGTAGGCCGCTTTCTGCTCGTCTGTCATTTCGGATGGGTTCATGACTTCACCCAGTCCAGGATTAGAGGCATGACCACAAAGATGTGAAGCGACATGCCCCCTAAGAAGATCCCCCACCAAACGCGCTTACTTTCGTATTTCATGCCCCTTCCCCCTTTACAGTTTTGCGCAGTATTCGGCTAGCTGCTCACTTGTCATCATGTTTCTGAAATTTTCCCATTGAAACCATAGGCCGTCGTGTGTCATTCTCCAATGCATCTTTTGAGGGTCTACAAAATCTCTCCCCTCAATCTTAGCCCGTTGGATCTTTATATAATAGTCACTTGCTTTCAATTGCCTTAATGATCCTTTGAACTCTGGCTTTTGCATCTTCTGGGAGACTATCAACCATCATGTAATTAAGGTTTCTTTGCATCACTTTTATAGTGTGGTTCAAGAACCCTATGCCAGCCTCGACAAGTCCGTTAACCCTTCCGGTGTTACCTTCCTCGTCCTTTTCTATGCTGTTCCCTACAGCGATTACGAATTGTTCCCCTTCCAGTTCTTCTGTACTGCCGTCAGCGCGGTGTACTGTCACCTTCACAATTTCCGCTTGTTCGTCAGGGATATAATCCAACATATTTACATTCGCCTCCGTTTTAGGCCACCAGGGCCGATTTTTACAGCCTTTACAATACAGTGTTACATGTGGTTTCCCACGACGCAGCAGCCTCGCGGCGCGGCGTTTCGGACCCTTACCGAAGGTCCCTCATCAGGTGGGTATATCAGCCGGATAATCAGGGCATTGGATCATGATTTCATTCATGCCTTCCCCGAAAAACATAGTCTCAATTTGTAGCCCATCAGCCTCATACACATCCTCATACGCGTAGTACATTCCGTCCCTACCAGGCTGAACAATGACATCATGTTCGCTTTCAAACAGATCCACAACAACGTTCTTCCAGGCGTTTATATCCAGTATCAACCCGTTTAGTCTTGCGGCTACCTCTTTCAATGGCACCAGTCCCATGTAATCGCTCCTATCTTT